TTCACGTTTGCCGTGTTGTCTCGTTATAATTCAGATCTCTTTAAGATTGAGGAGCGACTTCATCTCAAAGGGATTCCGTATCAACTATGTACGCAATATCATCCTGATGCGAATCCATCTAGTCATCAAATTACGTTGGCAACCATTCACGCTTCAAAGGGTTTAGAATGGGACATTGTTTTTTTTATGAATTTACATGACGATGTATTTCCTTCAAGAAAAGGGGATGCAGAAATCATATCAGAGCGTCGTCTATTTTATGTGGGAGTGACAAGAGCCAAGCTGGGACTCTATTTAACGTATTCACGACAGGAGAGAGCGCTTTCACGATTTGTGAGAGAAATCCCTCGCCCTTTTCTCACTTTTCATAATGTAACATCTTTTACATTGAGTACAGTGGAAGCAACTGCACAGATGATGAGTGTGGAGGATATGATTCGTGGATTTGATGGGGCGGATTGGAATGAATTGCGTGAAAAAGGTCATGTTCCTCATGTGATCCAGCATACGACGGAAGCCATGTATCCTTTTGGCTATACAGCATGTATGCCAGAATGGGTGAGGATGCATGACGCGAGGGAGACGTGGTTAGAAATGATGAGGCTGGTAACATTGCGTGAGTGTGCTCTTCATCAGAATCAATTGGATACACTATGTACACCAGAAATCAAAGAAGCATTGTTAACGTTACGAATTTACAGAGAAGACAATGAGTTTTGGGAGTTGTATGAGGCGGAATTGGAGCATTTGGTGCATCATTTTATGAAGCATACCATTCAGATGCCTGCACTTGATTATGGGGATTTAGATACGTATGTAAAGACGAGGATGCCACATCTTACCTGGACGATACAGGAAATGTCGCATGCGCTAGTCATCATCGCCAAGATTCGTGGACAATTGCGTCCATTGCGTCATGCAGGATTTGATTTAAATGAATTTTCGTTTGGCGTGGTACGAAATTCGGTGCCGACGGAACTACGTCCTGAAGTATTGGCGAGTTGGCATCATGTCATCGATGGTACAAAGAAGACCCATGATATCATGGGAGACATGTGGAGAATTGCATCGATTTCATCCATTATGGAAGGAAGAAACATACCATTGTATCAATATGCTACGATTCACCCCTATTTATTGGGGAAAGAACAATGTGATATGGTTCGTATGATAGAGAATGTGATACCGTCATGGATTATTACGCAGGACCGTCCAACCTTTCATTATTTATTTGAGGCGGAGGGGATTCGTCCGATTCGGTTTGATATCTTGACGGAGAAGTGTGCGTACTATTTCTTTTTTGACCCAGCATTTGTGCCGTCGATGGAGGATAAGATACTACTTTTATTAAAACAGTATGCTTATGAGGAATTATTTGACCGTTCGTTAGAGCAGATTGGATTTTTGAATATGTCGACGGGAATGGTAGTGCAATACAAAGTGACGTCTACCATACGCGCGCAGCTGAGCCAGATGTGGAGACACCTACAAACGAAGTACCATTTGTACCAGGAAAGGTAGTGCTTCCATAACCTTTAATAGGGCGTTCTGCATCTCGATAGGTGGTAGGAAGAGCGCCGCCAGGTTGTTCAATAGGATAATACGAGGCGATGGCTTGTTTGGTGGGTTGCACTTCATTAACGCCACCGTGGGGCATGGGTTCGCCTCGTTCGGAACCGTTGGGAAGGGCGTAGTATTTATCGGCGCCATAACGATCTTGCTTGGTGGGATTGTTAAAAAGGCGTCCACTTCGTTCAAAATATTTGGAATCATTTTCAGATCGGCAGGTGTAGATATCCGTACGAAGAAGGGCTTGGGGCATGGATAATTCGCTTACAAATGCAGAGGAGATTGCTTTTCTCTCAGGAACGGTGCTACCAGGAACATACAAGTCGCCATATTGATTGGGAATATACTTTGTTGTAGGGCACCATCGATCAAGAGGGTGGTCAAGGGTACGAAGAACAGATTCTTTATCAATGTTATTGGCATAGCGACCGGGTGGATAAAATTCACCACCTGTTGGAAATACCATATTATGGGGAGGAAGTGGTGCTTCTATCATGGGAGCACTTGTCACGTAATTTTTACAAACTTTGACCCAAGGACGGAAATCTTGAGGCAATCCCACTTTTTGTTGTGGAAGAATGTGTCGCAACATTTCAGTAGGGTCCCAATGTGTTTTTAGGCAGACGGGAGGAAAGAGATTCCCCTCTACATTTTGAAAGGGATACTGACTGGCATTCGACGTCTGACTCATTACTTAATCAAAATATTAAATTTTAGAAATAAGGGCTCGTTGATTCATTATAAGGTAGAACAGTAAACGATTGGTGTTCGTGGAGGCTATAAGAAAACAATCACTATTTTGAAGTTACCTTGAAGTCCGATGCAGAAGCAGTTGTGGGTGCAGTAGAATTCGCTACATTATTTGGATCATTCGCTGAAGTATATCCTAAATAGGGCGTTGCATTAGGATTATTAGGAATAGGTAGGGTTGGAATGGTGCTCCATCCTATAGCACGATTGGCTTGACTGACTTCTTCCTCAATATTAATAATGGCATTCCATTCATTTACCAATTGTGGAAAAGGATTAGAAAGCCATACAGGTGTAATGGCAGCATCATCATAATAGATTTTAAAGGTAAGACGATCTAATTTTCCAAGTGGGGTATCAAAGATAAGTGGATTTTGAAAAAGAAGTTGTGAATCACCTGATTTACCAACACCAGTAAACATAATTTTGGCAAACATTAATTTTACTTGTCCTGTGGTTTCATTTGTAATCGAATAATTTTCAGGCATAGCAACATCCATATTATTAAATCCCATTTCATCATTAATAGACATGAATAAATTGTTATTGAAAGGGGGTAAAATAGAATTCACTGTACTGGTAATGTTAAATCCTGCATATGGATTAAGTACACCGAGACGATATGCCAGTGTATTAATAACGGTATTGACAGGAAGACAGGAATACCATGAAGAAATGATACTATTTATTTCTCCACAACATACATCCGTGCAATAACATTGGGCTTCTAGATTGCAATATTTACAGCAAGTGGGATCACTACAGCTGCATTGACCATTGCAATTATCTGTTGCAGCTGCAGCAAATGCACGAACAGGCGGTATAGCGGGCGGCACAGCGGGTGGCATGATAATTGTATTGGTTATATGATCGGATGGAATCGTATCTAGTGTTTGAAATGACATAGTAGGAACAGTGGCAGGAACAGTGGCAGGAACAGTGGCAGATACATTGTTAGAGAGAATGCCAGAGATAATAGGATTCATACTCGTTTCTCTTCTCACATGTTGTGGAACAATACTTTGTCCAGGAACATAGAGCATTCGGTCAGTAATAAAACGAACAGGTAATCCCTGATTGGAGAGATAACTTTGATTTTCAATCATATATTGTGGCAATATAGTATGATATTTAGTAGAAACATATTCATGATGTTCATTCGTAATCGCACGGTTGATAGAGGAAATGGTTTGATTCGTACTTTGTATCGTGGTATAATAACTGGAAAGGGTGCTATGATAATCTTGAAAGGATGTAAAATTCATACGAATTCCTGCATAGTTTCCATACATACGACCGATAGTGCTTTGATAACAAAACATAGATGAAAAATCACAGTCTTCTTGTAAATCGTGTAGACAATGAAAAGTAGATTCGATGGTAGAATGGGTATCGCCACCATGATACTGATAACCTGACACAAAATGATAATTTCCAAGAATCGTACTCAGATTCGTTTCTAAATGTTTATAAATGCATTTATATTGTATAAGGCTTGTTTTTAATGATTTAAACGAATTGGCATGCAGTCCATATGCCGATAATTCCTGGTTGGAAATCGTTTGATATTGTTTTTGAATGTCATTATGAAGAGAGGTGTGAAGGGTATCATGAATGGTGATAAATTTATTTGTCTCTTCATCATGTATCCATTGATATTTATTAATATTTCGTAGTTCAAAAGTAAGAGTTTTGCGAAAGACATCTAAAGAATTCTGATTCAATTGACCAATCGTATAATAGATATCACTTTGTAGTCCCTCAAATGTTCCCATCACAAGATTCATGATTGCATCAAATGTGAATGTACCTGTATTAAGAAATGGTTTGGCACGTTGTGTAGCTAATAATTCTTTCAGAATGGGATAATAATAGGCATTAAATGCAATGACTTCCGTAATTTCAGGAAAACTATCAATATGTTGCTGCGTATAATAGGTTGTCATGATGTTTTCTTTGGTATGAGCGCCATATCGTTTATTATTGGTTTTAGACGAAAAACAGTCACCAGGTTCATTAAATAGTACAGAAATATCTCGTGTATTCATAAAAATATCACGAAATGTTTCATATGTAACAAGATTAAAGGGCGGTGTATTATTCGCCTGATAGGTTAATTCATTTCCCATTTGAGTACGAGAGGTATAGGCTCCATCAGGAATGGAAAGCGTTGTCATGAGAGGAGTACCCGATGCATTGAGACGTCCTTGTTCTACGATGCCCATGGCGGATCCATTTGTTCCACCACATGTTGTTACAACACATGTACTAATACAGCATGGTTGTACACCATCCTTTAGTAAAAAAGTAACAAATGAACTGGTAAAGGCACTATCTGCAGTGACACCACCTGAATTATTAGGAAACGAAATTTGTACCAATTGTAATTTAGTAACATTTTTATAAATACGTGGAAGTTTAATAGTAAATTTCATGGGAGAGGGAAATACATGTGTATCACGGCTGTCCGAACGAATACAGAAAAGGGACGTTTTTGATGCTTTTGGTGGATTTAAATACACTAAATCCTTATAGGACGTAATATCTGTTTTTGTATCATATTCTGCATATTGATTGGTAGGATTATCTTTACTCAATTCTTTGGCGGGAATATTCAATGATTTAGATTGAAGAATCATATAACGAGGGTCTTCTTGTCTTCGAATGCGTGGATCTTCTGATTCAGATACACTATCATCCGTGTCATCTGTGTCGTCCGTATCATCTGAATCGTCAGAAACATCCGATTCATATGGTTCATAATATTGTCCCTGAATGGTATTCATTCTATCTACAACGTACACACACTATCTTTATATTAAAATCATATAAAGAATGATATAAAGAATAATAGGTATGATAAGAATACATGTCCTGGAGTAAAGCGATAGAAGGGAATGCAAATAGTTTTGCCATTGGTAATTTAAATCAATTTCAAGTATCCCCTTTTAATCCGACGACCACTACCGATTTCACCGTTTTATCTAATAGTCTTTCTACATTTTCGACATGTTGTGGAAATGTTTCTACTATTTTTAATTTTACTACCTATACCTTATCCATTTCTACCATTATACCTATAAGTAGTGATCCATCACAAACGATTACAATGAATGCATCTACATTGCAGATGAATGCAAATGCAATGAACATGAATATCGATACTGCGCTAACGATTTCAACACCACTCATCACTTTTTCTACACTGGTAGGAAGTACCATTACCGCGAATACAATATCATGTAGTAAGCTACAAATTAGTACGATAAGTACGAATAGTGCAAGTCCTCTTACCATTACGAATGATGTAACAGTGGTAGGATGTGCACAATTTAGAGGATGTGTCTCTACGATTTCTACGAGTGTAGTATTAGATTCTAATGTATGGGGCAAGTATTTGTTTGTGAATAAGGCAGAACAGTCGCTAACCTTGTCACTCAACACGCTTGCATCATCTGGTACGTATATGGTAATTAAAAATGTCGCATCAACGATTGGTAATAATGTAACAGTGAATGTTATACCCTATGGAGATTTTAGTACATATACCATTTCATCATTTTCTACCTTACGACTGATGAGCATGCCGAGCGGATGGTATTCGGTGTAATTATATTGTATAAATAGTATAAAATAGTAATGCGCAATGGATCAATAATATAGAAATAATCATATTTTCTCAAATGACAAATATCACGATTAATGTGAGTACATTAACGATTTCTAGCATAATAATGGAATCCGGTACTTATTCCACGATAATAAATGAATATAGGGGCGAAAGAGCCATCAATATTAAGTAAGATTATCACATGAGGAATATACAGTGTAAATAATATATGAGAAACACATAGGAATGTCTTCTGGCGATTTTACATATTTAACTCTCCGAAATGTAACAGCATATCAAAGAAATAATGCCTACGTTCCGAGTGGATATATTTTAACAACCAGTTCAAATGGTAAGGCAAATTGGAAAGATGTAAATGAACTTGTTTTTACGAGTATTGCATCAAGTGTTGTAACGGATGGTGCAACAATTAATACAATTACATCGAGTATTTTATCTCAATCTACTGTCAGTACACTTACCTCAAAAATTCTAACGAATGATAATATTAGTACCATTGCTGGCATTATCTTAGCAAATACAAGCATTACTACAGAACATATTGTAATAAAGAGTGCAACATTTGAATAGAAATGGAGTGAGAATGAAATGGAAAACAAAAAAACGAAAGCCATAAGATCGGGCGGATACAATCCATGCGCATACAAACCAAATCTTAAATATCCGGACCAACCAACAGGATGCCAGCGGGTGGAGGGTTATTACAACTTGTCGCCACGGGAAAGCAAGATTTATTTTTAACGGGAAACCCCCAAATTAGTTTTTTTAAAATGGTGTATCGTCGTCATACTAGCTTTGCAACAGAATCGCAGCCGATGTATTTTGATGGTACCCCCAATTTTGGACAACGAATTACCTGTCTGATTCCACGACGCGGTGATTTACTGGGTAAAGTCTATTTAGATGTCACCTTACCACAAATCAAAGATACATCTGGCAATGTCTTATCCTATACCAATTCCATTGGAAATGCCTTGATTCAAGAGATTACCTTTGAGGTGGGTGAACAGGAAATTGATAAGCAAACAGGGGAATGGATGGAAATATGGACACAGCTCACAACACCTGCAGGGCAGCGCGATGCGTTAAATGAGATGATTGGGCGTGTAGAATTATATAACCCTCCGAATCTTGTTCCAGGTCCAAAATCGGCAGGATTACGTCTGTTGATTCCGCTCCAGTTCTATTTTTGTAACAATCCTGGTCTATACATTCCACTAATTGCCTTGCAATATAGTCAAATTCGCATTAATATCACATTACGTCCTCTTCAGCAGCTCTTTTGGGTGCCACCTCCTTTTGAACAGGTGGATTGGGTGCCTGCTTGCTCGACATCGGTGGATTGTACGTCGCAGATTGTGAATATGATGTTGTGGGGTGATTATGTGTATTTGGATGTGGAGGAGCGACGTATGTTTGTGAGCGCGTCGCATGAATATATCATTGAACAAGTACAATATACACCACCCTATTCCATCACAGCGCAGCAGACAACAGCGACGATTTCGGTGGAATTTAATCACCCTATTAAGGAATTTATCTTTGTGGTGCAACGTGACTCGATGATGAATCGCAATGAATGGTTTAATTATAGCAATTTGGCGATTGGTCAGTCGACGCCAGCTTTGGTGCAGCCTTATTTGAATTCCAATGCTCCAGCGGGTCGTATGGATTTAATCGCAACAGCCAAGTTACAATTGGATGGATATGACCGATTTATGGAAAGAGTGCCCCAATATTTTCGTTTGGAGCAACCTTATGATCATCACACTACGACTCCGGTCAATGCCTTTATTTATAATTACAGTTTTGCATTACGACCAGAGGATGCTCAGCCCACAGGAACGATGAATGCAAGTCGGATTGACAGCATTGTATGGCAGATTCAAATGAATCCAGTACTAAGTAATCCTGTGATGCCTGCTTCCGAACAGCGGGGAAATTGTCATATTATCGTATACGGACATAACTATAACGTATTTCGTGTGATTAATGGATTTGGTGGATTACTCTTTACGATTTAAATTGATAAATGAAATGAAGAATAAGGAGAGGTAAAAAAGTCACAGTAGAGAGTAATGGGAACAGGTGTATCCAATCTTAAATTTTGGGAAGAGCAACCCTCCCTATTTGGTAATGATGAGGATGGTGCAAATAATAGTATTTATCTATCCTATAATGTATTTCTTGGACTATCGTTGTTAGGAGGATTTTTAGCATTAGACCATTTATATTTGCGGTCCCCTGTTACATTTTTAGCAAAAATCATTGTGAATCTATTATGCTTTGGAGTATGGTATTGGTATGATGCCTTACAAGCCATATGGAACAGCGATGTCGTTAAATTATATGGATTATCGGTTCCCGTATTGGGACCGAAGGGAATTGGAGCAGGTGTACTTGCTAAGGAAAAGCCGAGTAAATTGCATTTGAATTTCTTAATTTATTCCATGTGTCTTATCTTCGGAGGGATATTTGGTCTGGATTCTTTTTTGGTAGGGGATAATCGTTCGGGAGTGATTCGTCTTATTTCACTCATTACTATCATTGGTACTCCTATCGCCATTTGCTGGTGGTGTTACAATTTATTTATGTATTTTACTGATACGGAATATGTTATTAACATGAATGGACCCTATTTTGGCAGACCAGGTGGTTCTTTCGCATCCAGATTATTAGGATTTATTCCTTCCTTTTTGGTGCCGATTATTAAAGTATTTGTTGATCCTGTGACAGAGGCAATTGCATTAGGAGATAAGACGGTAGATAAATTGCCTGAAGTTGCACGTGAAATTACGGGTACATTCAGGGGGTTGGTTAATGCGTCGCGACAAGTGGGTAATATTAGTCCACTATCAGCGCTTGCGACAGATTCTGCATTACGAGCAGAATCTGATGTGCAACGCGCGAAGATCGCGCAGCAATCACAACAGACAGGTCCACCGCCAAGTGCTCCACCGCTAAGTCAACAGGGTGGCGGTTCCATGATCGATAGTGACTTAAACGCATTACCCTATACCCTACTAGGTACTGTTGCTTTTATTTCCATTGCAGGATTTGCTGTGACGTATTATCGATCCAAAAAGAATGTCAAACCAGAAGCAGATGATTCCCCTCCCGAGCCAGGAGTTCTTCGAAAGCCTCATCAAGAAGAATCCACAGGTACCGCATGATCCGATCATAATTTTGCGCTTCAAAGCCGATTGGTGCATTCCTTGTAAACGAATTGATACAAATCTTCTACTTAGTCTAAGTGATAAAATTAAATGGTACGAATGTGATTTAGACCAGAATGATTATACACCTGGTTATTGTGGAGTAAAATCCATTCCCTGTTTTCTAGCGATTGTGAATGGTAATTGTCAGCCCATTTTTCAGAGCTCAGATACAATGAAGGTAGTAGAATGGATTAAGGGAGGATTTAAAGCATAAATATGATTATAATAAATAATGGATAATACGATTATTGGTGTGTATTTTATTTGTTGTAAACACAACTATCTTGATATTGTAAAAGAGCAAGTAGAGATATTAAATAAAGGTTTATTTCAAATTACAAAAAAGCTTATTCTATTCATAACAGAATATAATAAAGATACGTGCACTGAGTTAGATGCTATATTAAATACTATGTTAGATCCTAATAAATGTATTCGAGTCACACGTCCAGATAATTTATTTGAAAAATTTGCCATCAATAATTATAAAAAGTATATTACAGACAATGAGTATTATCTATATTATTTTCATACAAAAGCAATAAAACCAGAAACCGATCAGTATTTCCAAATTTGTTCATCAAGAAGAAAAATATTGAATTATTATATTCTATTACACTATCGTATTAGTATCAAATTACTAAAAACATATGATGCTGTTGGATGCAGTTTATCATTATATCCAAAAAAACACCTTTCAGGAAACTTTTGGTGGAGCAAATCCAGTTACCTACAGCATCTGGGAACAATCAATGACAAATATTTATCTTCCGAAATGTACATCCTCAGTAATGATACATGTAAATGTATATCATTGGCAAATGATACAAATTGGACACTCGTCGAGCACTATCAATTTCCTGATGAAGCTACCATTGAAAAAAATGCAACAACCGAATATATTAATAATGAGGAAAATAAGAATTTAATATATTTATGTGAATAAATAAGCATGCAATGATTTATTTTATTGTAAATAAATCATTGTAAATAAATCATTGTAAATAAATCATTGTAAATAAATCATTGTACATGTGATGTACCATGTTTTACCATATTGGAGTGATATCTTTCTGGTCGGTCGCCATATTGTACTTATGGATATCCCTACTAATTCGCAAATAAGAGTCGTCCGCGTCCTCCTGTTACCTCATACACATCCCATCCTTCCGTAAAAACACGGCATTCTGATTTACGCTGTGTCAGTGTAGCATTCGTATTAATATTTGCCAATTCCACATATAATGTAGGACGATCCGCTGTCGTAAAATTCACCGTTCCTTCTGGCTGACGTGGAGCAGGATAAATTGTGCCATATTGTTCTCCACGCGACCATTTCATACTACCGATTTCTTTTCCACTCGCTTTCTCATCTTTTACTAACTGAACGATATCTTGCCATAAAAAGGGCTCATGTAACAATTCACGATCTCGTCCCGCAATGACCAGTTTGATTCGATAATAAAAGGCACCATAGGGCTCTGTAAAAGGCTGCGCTGCGCTAGGACCATGTGTTTCAAAGAAATCGTTACTGAAATTGTCCAGCTGATTATTATCTAATACATTATAATTACGAAAGAACCAAAAGATACGCTCTGTTGGATGACGTCCATCTAGGCGCCGTGTGACAGCTGCAGTTCCACCCTTATCTAAAGGGATATAATCCAATTCACCGAATGTAAAATTATTTTCAAATTGGCGGCGAAAGGGGATTTGAAGAGGAGTAGAACGAAGCGCTTCTTGGACATCAGGTGGGACATAGTGTTGAATGGTAGATAGCAAAATAGTGGGTTGTCCTACTTGTGATAAGGGAAGAGGAGCAAAGATGTAAGGAGTACCGTCTGGAAAGTTGTAGGTGAAGGAGGGGACGTTCCATGGGGCAGGTTTATAAATGGTGGCGTCACTACATACGACCAAATCTTCTATCTTGCGAAGGGTACATTTGATGCGAAATCGTTGCCATGCCATGGCGACAAGAGGAAATCCTGCATCACCAGGGCACTGCATTCCTGGAAGGGGTAGAACAATGCGAAGATGACCAGGTGTCGCCCGAAGTTGAATCCCACGATCGGTGGGTACATTGGTATATGGATTCACCGTATCGGCTAGACCTCCCACTGTTTGTTGAAGAAAGCTGCTGTTCCATGAGCCTTCTGTCAGTTGTTTTGCCAGTAATCCATCACCGCTCCATTCCTGTAACAAGAATTGGTCTTGATAGACTTGAATACTTTCAAATAGAAAATATCCAACATAATTAACATATCCGTAGGATAAATGTGCCATATCATTGGTTGTAATGGGATAGAGTCCATTTGCAGTAGAAGGATTACCTAATTGTCTTTCAGGAAGATAGGGAAGAGGTGGGAGCCATGATGGCAGGTCAATTTCAAGTGCACATTCGGTCATCACGTCGCCATAAGGGTCAATTTCTACTTCAAAGGTGTGACCGAAGGTTGTTCCATTGATGGGTACTTCTGTTCTACGCTCGGCTAAGTGATGAATGGAGGATTGGTAACGAGCATCATAAGGAAAGTAGCTTTCTTTTGAATCTTTTACAAAATAGGTGTCTTTGACGCCGCGTGCTACTAATTCAAAAAGAGCACCTTGACCGCTGGATTGATTGATGGTGGTCATTCTATTTTATAGAAGTCATTCTAATGTTATTTTATGCTCTTGATTTTATATGAAATGACGAATCGCTAATTAATAAGATGGCGAACGAATGATGTCAACATAGCGGATAAAAGAGACATACCTAGTGCCATGGGGACATTAAAGCGATAAATAAGAATGATAAAGACAGCAAGGGAGGAGAGCAATCCGATAGCAATTGTTTCTACGATCGTACTCATTTGGGTAGATGCCATATCACGTTTTGTCATTTTTGAAACAATCAAACGAGAAAGACTTGCCGTAATGAGGGATGCGATGACCATACATGTGACGACCTCTGACCAGCCCAAATGATAGGAAATGGCGGCAATATAGACAGCTGCCACATTAAGTGCAGAAATAGTGAGCGCTTCAAATGTAACAAGAGTGCTGTTCATCTGTTTCTATATGATGATGATAAAATAGTATTAAATTTGATAGATACTTTCTATCGTAGAATACATCATATCAATGCTACATGGCGAATCTTGTCATTGTCGAATCTCCAGCAAAATGTCAAAAAATCCAAGGATTTCTTGGAGTTAATTGGCGTGTGGTGGCTAGTATGGGTCACATTCGTGCGTTGAAACATGAATTACAAGCTGTTGGAATCGACAAGGATTTTGAACCCAGTTATGAATATAGTAAGGAAAAAGCAAAAGCTATCAAACAATTGAAAGAAGCAGCGGTAGATGCAACGCAGATCTATTTAGCAGCGGATGATGATCGAGAAGGAGAAAGTATCGCCTACGCCGTCTGTTTGTTATTGAAACTCAATCCGCGGACCGCCTTGCGATCCGTGTTTCATGAGGTTACAGAGAAAGCCGTAAAAAAAGCGGTCGCCGAACCACGCCATTTGGACATGAACCGTGTCCATGCTCAGCAATCACGTGCTATGCTCGATATGATGCTTGGATTTACCTTGAGTCCTCTTCTATGGCGTTATGTTGCTCCTGCACTATCAGCAGGTCGTTGTCAGACACCTGCACTACGTCTTGTAGTGGAACGAGAAGAGCAGATTCGGACCTTTACCGCCGCATCCAGTTGGCATCTTCATACCCAGTGGTCACATCATGGGTTCACTTTCTCGGCTGAAATGGAGGATGAATTGGAAGACAAGGAGTCAGCCGTGAATTATATGGAATCCATTTATCAACAGCCGATGGGCAATGTGATAGAAACGATTCGTATACCATGGACAGAATCAGCCCCACTCCCTCTTATTACAAGTACGCTTCAGCAGCAGGCGTCTGCCATGTTCTCGATGAATCCAAAGCAGACGATGTCGGCGGCGCAACGACTATATGAAATGGGACATATTACGTACATGCGAACAGACCATGCGATTCTTTCGGAAGAGGCGAAGAAAGATGCGAAAGAATGGGTGAAGGAGAATTATGGAGAGGAGTTTGTGGGTGAAGTAAAAAAGAAAAAGCCGAGAGTTGCAAAAGTAAAAGAGGAAGCAGAAGTAGCAAAACCGCAGGAGGCTCATGAAGCCATTCGTCCTACTCATATGGAAGTGACTCACGTATCAGATGTTTCCGCCTATGAAAAGAAATTGTATCATTTGATTTGGCAGCGTTCCATTCAGTCGGTGATGACGGCGGCGCATGGAGAATATCATCGGGTAAAAACACAAATCCAAGGAGATGCAGATTTTACATGGATGAGTCAGTGGAAGCGGACGGTCTTTGAGGGATGGAAACGAGCGGGGAAGGTGATGGAATTGGAGGAGTCAGACGAAATGGTGCAAGATGTAGCACAGGATAGCACATGGGATAAAGCAGTTGCCCTACAAGTAGGTGATGTCATACAATGGAAGACAATGCACGCCGAGTCAAAAGAAACAAAGGCGCAAGGGCGATACACCGAAGCGACATTGGTAAGAGAGTTGGAAAAGCATGGGATTGGGCGTCCTTCTACCTTTGCATCCTTGTTGTCAGCGATTCAGGATAAAAATTATGTGGAAATCAAAGATATTCCTGCGAGAGAAATATCCATCACAGAATATATGTTGACAGTGAATCAATGGCCAGCGAATGAAAAAGCAACGAAGAAAAAGGTGGGGGCGGAAAAGAACAAATTGGTGCCGACCGAACTGGGACAGTCCGTCCTTACCTTTCTGCTTCAGCATTTTACGGATTTATTTGACTATGATATGACATCACATATGGAGAAACGATTGGACCGTATTGCCGAAGGAGCAGAACCGTGGAAACAAATCTTGCATGATATCTGGCAATCGTATCAAGAGCGATATCGTACCTTGTTACAAGGAGAGCAAAAAGACCGTCCACATGCAAAAGTGCGTGAATTTACAAATGGATTAAAGGCGGTTCAATCCAAGAAGGGTCCTCTTCTCTTGATTGAAGGATCAAAAAAAGAGGATACGATATTTATAGGATGGCCAGCAAATATTTCGTTTGAGGAAATGACGGAAGAAATGGCACGTTCGTTTCAAAAAGAGGCGGAAAAGAAAACGGAAATCGGAACATGGAAGGACCAACCGATTCAAAAGAAATCAGGAAAATTTGGTGAGTATCTGCAATGTGGCGATGTATCGATTCCATTTATAGAGGAAACCGTAGAAAAAACGATAGAACGATTGGAAGCAAAAGCAAATGCAAAAAATAGTTCAGTGATAAAAGAATTCAAGAACTATACGATTCGTAATGGGCAATATGGACCGTATATTATTAAGACATCGGTTAAGAAAATACAATTTGTATCGTTGCCAAAAGGGCTGGATGGTACCGCCCTAACAGAGAAGGAAGTAGAAGTATTGTATCAGGCGGGATTAGCAAAGAAGAAATGGGGTAAGAAATAAAATAATGAATCAATAGGAAACATGTCGGGAGAAAATGGGGTACAAGTCATTAATGGCACGGACCCATTGTCTCAGAACATACCGCCTCGGTCGCGTTCTGTATCGCCAGTGCGTAATGCGACTTCCGAAACAGCAGAAGAAGGAAAGCCAAAACGCTTTCTAAATGGATGGACGAAGGAACAGGAGAGATTGATGGCAGAATGGAGTGACATTGCCCTTTGTTATCGCTGGCTTCATGACCGTTCCGAGAAGCATTTTCATAGTAAAACGATTTGGATTAATTTACCCGTCATCATTTTATCAACATTAGGCGGAACAGCCAGTTTTGGAGTTCAGTCTATTTTTAGTACGGATTCATCGAAACAGCTGGCAAGTTTTATCATTGGTGTATTTCATTAACGGCTGGTTTATTGACAACGATTGGAAACTATTTACGGTATGCGCAGTTAGAGGAATCGAATCGTGTGGCATCGATTGCGTGGGGTAAATTTCAACGTTTAATTGCAGTAGAAATTGCGCTTCATCCGAATGAGCGAATCGATTCACTTGATTTTTTAAAGATTTGTCGTGCGGATTTGGATCGTTTGATTGAGCAGTCGCCACCGATTCCAACCGAATGCATTCAAATGTTTGAATTAGAATTTGGACATATTAAAGATCTAAAGAAACCAGACATTTGTGGAGCGTTAGAACATACTCGCGTATTTGAGAGTTCAGAAGAGCGCTTGAAGCAAGTAGCGGTGGATGCGGCGTTATTATTGAAACATAAGAAAAATACCTTACATGAATTATTGGCGCCGCAAATCCAAGCGCGTATTAAGGAGCAAGTAGAAACACGTATTCAAGAGGCATTGGAGGAGCAGAAGGTCAGATTGATGAAAGAACTGGAAGAGGAAAAGAATGAATCGCAGAGAACAAAAGAAGATTTTGATAAAATGATGGAAAATCGTCAAAAGAAAATACAAGAGGAAATTGAATTGGAAAAGAAGAAAATGGTTCCTACTGAATCGGTGACAAGGGAATATCCATTTGAGCGACGATTTTATACGAGAAATCACTCTGAATCCTTTGATAAATGGAGTACGAAGAAATCGCCTGTGTTAACATCCGATCCATCACCGCAATCTACGACAGAATTTCTATTGGGTGATGTGCAAAATATAGTTATTACAAATCCCGAACAAGTAGACATTCATGTGGACATCACAGAAGACAATGAACACAAAAATTGAATAGAGACATGATATAAATAGAATGGTAACTAAATGTATTAATGCGAGTTTCAAAGAAGACTGTTCTTTCGCTGCTTAGACAATCAATTCATGTGGAAGCCTCATGGGATAAGACAACAATACGAAGTATTCATTTTGCCATTTTAATGAAGCGTGGAAAGGTATTAGAAGTAGCATGTAATGCGATTGGTTCACGGACAAGAGGATGTGGATATACCAATCGAACCATTCATGCAGAGAGGGCGGTTCTTAAAAAAGCGGGAGACCATACAAAATTAGATGGTGCGATTATGATCGTGATACGGATTTCAAGGGGAACAGGAGAACTCATGAATTCTGAACCGTGTGATACGTGTCGTCCTCATTTAGAAAAGTGTATGAAAGAGCATGGGTTAAAATGTGTATATTATTCTTCTTAAATCAATATAAATAGTATATTATTTTTATTGATTTGTCTAAACGATTTACTTCTGCCATACCTCAAAGAAATTCACATAGGTATTTCGAAATTTATTGACGTTACGGCATTCCCATCCGCCACATTGAACATAGACGCGCTTCAATCCATTTTTAGTCAAGGTGTCATCAATGAACTTCTTATGAGCTTCCTCAAAATAATCATTTTCCATGATAACCAGATTGATGTTATCCAAGATATCAGGCATATCCATCAAAATATAGTAGAATGCACCCTCGCAATCCAGAACGAGGGTATCAAAGGCAATTCTATACTTATCACGTAGTTCATCCAAGGTAATGGTCTGAACAGCGTGATAACCAGGAAGAACCTCGTCGCTTACAATGGTATCCCATCCACACTGAATCAATTTACGCTTTGACAAAGCGGAGGCTTCAATGTGGAAATACATATGATTTTTGTCACGATTTTCTTGGAGTTGAGAGGCGATTCCAGCGTCGGATTCTAGAGTCACAAAGTTAGTATTGTCTTTCTTGGACAGAATAGACTGAATCAACAGTGAATTGCGACCCACATTCGCGCCGATTTCTAGCACCTTTTCGTTTCCTGTCAGAAATCGCATTGCCATGCCCTGCTCTGGAAATTCCTGTGTCATGCTTCCATGGACCAACTTTAATGTCTTATGAATTTCTTTTAGCTTCTTCTCAATGATGATGTGATTTGCCTCATCCAAATCGTATGGATAAATGTCCTGAATGGCTTGAGGAATGTTATGCATATAGATTTGTTGGGTTGCCAGATTGATATAGGCTTGGCGAGTATGGTCGACAATGGTTTCTACGCCATCATCTGTGATAATGGTGACTACTTTGAGAATATTGGGAAGTGGATCGGTAAATAAATAGGCACGGTCATTATCGTCTTTTGGGATGACAGCAATGTTCTGACGTACAAAATGGCTCAAGACTTTATTCGTAATGTCCAATTGACGTTGAGGAAGTCCATATAGAATTTTCATGATGTATTCGCGATATACATAGTTATTCTTTTATTTATTTAGGTTCTATTATTAAAAATGATGACACATTTTAAAAAATAGAGATTCGGTCGGGACAGGAGTCGAACCTGTGATCTATCGAGTAACAATCGAGTGCCTTAACCACTTAGCCACCCAACCTCTCCACTCTTTCCGTAGAAACAAAAGGCGAATTTTAAACGCACTCATTGTGTTCATCTACGAAAACCAAAATATCGTAGAAGGTAGATGGAGAAAATCTGTGCAGTCTGTGCCAAAGATCCCTCCGCCCATTCTTTCAAAAAAATATCGGAGAAAAATGGAGTGTGCA